AGAAGTGGCAGAAGCGTACCATTGCCTTCTACGAGAAGCACCTGTACGTGGAGACGCTCGGCGGCATCCGGCGGCATGGGCCACTGACCACCAACCAGATCATCAACATGCCTATCCAGGGCACGGCAGCCGAGATCGTCACCGAGGGCATGTGCGCGGTCAGCGAGATGGCGGTGCTCGAGGATGACATGGACATGCACCCCATGCTCAACGTGCACGATGACCTGACCTTCAACATGCCTGACGAGGGCCTGGAGCGGCGTATAGCTCGGATCGCGACCGAGATGTGCCGTCCCCGGTTCCGCTACATCAACGTGCCCCTGATCGTGGAGGTCAAGGTCGGGGACCGGTGGAGTAAGATGGAGGAGATCCAGGTCTTCCGCTCCAATGAACTGTTCAACACTCCCAACCCCTACAAGGACTGACCATGGCCGAACGCCGCCCCCTCACTGTCGCTGCACCCGCCCCCGCCCCGGCAGCCAATGACGAGCCCTACCACACCAAGTACCGGCCGCGTGTCATCAAGGACGTCTGGGGCCAGGGTGCAGTCACCGCGAGCATCGCGGACCTGCTCAAGGACAACGCCAAGCCGCACGCGTTCCTGTTCACCGGCCCGGCGGGCACGGGCAAGACCACCCTGGCCCGTATCCTCGCCGCAGAGTTCCAGTGTGACCTGAACAACATCCTGGAGATCGACGCTGCCAGCAACAGCGGTATCGACGCCATGCGCGAGGTGACGGGCGCCCTGCGGTACCACGGGTTCGGCGCTACTCCCAACAAGGCGATCATCATCGACGAGTGCCACGGCCTGTCCAAGCAAGCGTGGGACAGCCTGCTCAAGACGGTGGAGGAACCGCCGGCCCACGTGTTCATCTTCTTCTGCACGACGGTCGAGGGCAAGGTGCCCAAGACCATCCAGACCCGCTGCAACGCCTACACCCTCAAGCCTCTGCGCCATGACGACCTCATGGACCTGATCGACTTCGTGTGCAAGGAAGAGGACCTGAAGACACCGGGTGAGATCCGCACGATGGTCGCCAGGGCGGCTGAGGGCAGCGCACGGCAAGCCCTGACCATGCTCAGCACTGTGCGCCACGTCACGAACCCGGACGAGGCTGCGGAGCTCCTCGAGGGCCCTGTGGAGACCAAGGAGATCATCGACCTTGCCCGGCTGCTCGTCAGTGGCAAGCTCACCTGGGACAAGGTGGTCAGCACACTCAAGGCCATGCCTGACACGAATCCAGAGAGCGTGCGTATAGTTGTGGTCAACTACCTGGCAGCCTGCCTCATGGGCTCCAGGAGCGACAACCAGACCGTCGGACTGCTCAACATGCTCAACCACTTCAAGACGCCGTTCGTGGCCAGTGACAAGCTGGCACCGCTGTTGCTGGCGTTCGGCAACATCATCTACCCGGACTGACTCCATGGCCTCCATCGACATCCGTGAGTTCCGGGACCGCCTCAAGATCGACAAGCACGATCTGGACGGCGAACTCGAGTACCACAGCGTCTGCCTTGAGCGCATCGGCCGCGAGGTCGCCCAGCTGAACACGCGCCAGGCGTCCCTCAAGAAGGACCTGGAGGCTGCCGAGGCGATGGCCATTGCGCGGCTGAAGGAGGCTGACTCCAAGCTCTCGAACCCCCTGGCCGAGAAGGAGGCGCAGCGTGACCCGTGGGTCATCAAGGCGTGGACGCACTACCGGGACGCCAAGCAGGAGTACGAGGAGTGGATGGCACTGAACCTGGCGTGGACTGCCCGGGGCTACAACCTGAAGACCTTGGCGGACCTGCACGGGCAGGGCTACTACCAGATTGACACGACGGTGGGCAAGCGCACCACCTACTCGCAGATCGACGTGGCAGGGCGCGCTGCCATACAGGAGGCAAGTGCACGAGTGGCCGCGCAACGCGGCGAACTGAGAAGGCGGACCTGAGGGTCCTTTTACCAACCTAAGAAGGAACTGCAATGGCAGAAATGAACCGCCGTGATGGCAGCAGTGATCGTGGCCGGGACTCCGGCCGCGAACGTGGACGGGACAGTGGCTCGGACCGAGGCCGTGATGACCGGGGTGGCCGTGACTCGGGGCGCGACCGTGGGGACGACCGCGGTGGCAGGGACTCCGGGCGTGACTCCGGGCGTGACTCCGGGCGCGACAGCGGCCGCAGTGGTGGCCGTGGCGGAAGCAGCGGGTTCTCGTACCAGCGCCGTGACCCCACCGAGGCCAAGAAGCGGGCCGAGCGCAGCACCAAGGACTGGGACGTCTACCTGCGCGATGACGTCAAGATGTTCAAGCCCAAGGACGGCGACAACACCATCCGCATCCTGCCCGCCACCTGGGAAGGCGTGCGTGACCACTACGGCATCGACATCTACGTCCACTACAGCATCGGCCCGGACGAGCAGACCTACCTGTGCCTCGAGAAGCACGGCAAGGGCGAGTGCGGCATCTGCAACGAGCGTGTGCGGGCCAAGAAGGACCGCGAGTCCGAGGACTACATCAAGGACCTCGAACCCACCCGCCGCAGCCTGTTCTGGATGGTCGATCGCGATGACGAGCGCAGCGGCGTGCAGGCCTGGCCGAGCCCGGCCACCTTTGACCAGAACGTGGTGAAGGTGAGCATCGACCGCCGTACCGGTGACGTGTTGCCGATTGACGACCCCGAACAGGGCTTCGACATCGAGTTCACCAAGACCGGCAAGGGCATCGGCACCAAGTACACCGGCATCGCCATCGCACGCCGTGACAGCCCGCTGGGCAAGGCCGAGTGGATGGACTTCGCCGTCGAGAACCCGTTGCCGAGTATCCTCGAGTTCCAGACCGCCGAGCACATCGAGAAGGCGCTGGGCGGCGGGGGTGCTCACACCACCCGCAGCGACCGCGACAGCCGCGATAGCGGCGGCGGCGACCAGCAGCAGGGCCGAGGGCGGGACGATCGCGGATCAGACCGCGATACGCGGGATTCTGGGCGGGACCGGGACAGCCGGGACGACCGCGGCCGTGACAGTCGCGATGACCGCGGCAGCAGCCGGCGTGACGAACCCGAGATCACCTGGGAGATCGTGCACGCCATGACCACCGCAGAGCTCGACGCGCTGTGCGAGAGCCACCCGGACCTCAAGTCCATCAACCCGAACAAGGCCGACAGCGACACCATCCTCGCGGACTGGATCTGCGAGGACCTCAAGCTGACCAAGGCCGCCGAGGACCGCGGCCGGGGCAGCCGGGAGCCCGAGCGTGGGCGCGGGGATCCGCCGGCCGAAGGGGGCGACCGCCTCAGCCGCATGCGTGAGCAGCGGAGGTAGCCATGGCAGAGCGCAAAGCACTAGTTGCGCCTGCCAAGTCGGCAGAGCGCAAGCCTCTGGAGCGTGCACCGAGCCCGAGGAAGGAAGTGGCGGATGCTGCCTCCTACTTCACCCAGGGGGCGGACAAGGAGGGGGTGGAGTTCTTTACCAGCGGCTGCGCCCTGCTCGACGCTGCCATCGGTGGGGGCTGGGCGGAAGGCCGTGTGTCGAACGTGGTGGGGGACAAGAGCGCGGGCAAGACCCTCATCGCGATGGAGTCCACTGCCAACTTCACCCGCAAGTACAGTGGTGCCAAGCCGCGGTACGCCGAGTCCGAGGCCGCATTCGACCAGGCCTATGCCCGAGCCTTGGGCATCCCGATCGACCGGATCATCTTCAACAAGGAGCCCATGCGCACGGTCGAGCAGTGGCACAAGGACCTCGAGACCTACCTTGACGGCCTGGGTGGGCAACCGGGCCTGTACATCCTGGACAGCCTCGACGCGATCAGTGACGAGGCCGAGCAGAAGGCGGAGTTCGGTGAGGCAAGCTACGGCGGCAAGAAGCCGAAGCTCATCGGGCAGCTGTTCCGGGACCTGGTGGACGAACTGGAAGCCAAGCGGTGCCACCTGATGATCATCAGCCAGATCCGGGACAAGCTGAACGTCACGTTCGGCGAGACCAAGACCCGCAGCGGTGGCAGGGCCCTCGACTTCTACGCCAGCCAGATTGTGTGGCTGGCGGAGATCGGCAAGATCAAGCGGGTGATCGACAAGATCGAACGGGTGGTGGGCATTGACGTGCGTGCCCGGGTCAAGAAGAACAAGGTGGGTCTGCCCTTCCGCGAGGCGGACTACCCGATCCTGTTCGGCTACGGCATCGACGACCTCATGGCCGACGTTGCATGGCTGATCGAGGTCGGCCGGGAGGAGCTCATCAAGCCGCTCGGCATGTCCAAGACCGGCTACAAGACCCGCCTCAACCACCTGCGGGACAAGGGCGGGCAGGAGGTGCAGGATCTCCGCGCTGCGCTGGCCAAGATCGTCCACGAGGAGTGGGCTACGATCGAAACCGGCTTCCTGCCCAAGAGCACCAAGTACTAGCCATGGCTGACCCCGTTGCCATAGCTGACACTGTGCGCACCAAGGCCCTGCAGGATGCCGCCACCGTGCTTAGGCACGAGTGCGGTGTCATACGCTCCAAGCA